GGAACAGCAAGAGGCTCTTACCCTAGCGCAACGTCTATTTGAAGAGAATAAACGGCTGAAGTCTCGCCTTACTGAAGGCGAAAAGTCCTTCATAGATACGGCCAAAAGTGCTGTTGAAATGGAGATGGAGATTGCCAAACGGGCTTATAAGGAAGCCTATGAGTCTGGAGATTCTGACCGAATCGTAGAGGCTCAGTCCAAATTGGGAGAGGCAAACTACCGACTTCAGCAAATTAAAAGTTACAGACCCCCTTTACAAGAGCCAGAAACTCCTGTAAATAACGTGCCAGATCAACGGACTCTGGTTGAAAAACCAGACCCCAAGGCTGTTTCGTGGCAAGAGCGGAATCCTTGGTTTGGTCCAAATCGCGTCATGACCGCGATGGCTCTCGGGCTGCATGAGGAGTTGACCACCACACACGGTCCATCTTATGCAACAACCGATGAGTATTATCAGCGCATCGACAAAACGATGCGTGAAAAATTCCCCGAAGAGTTCGGGGTAGAAACGACCAACGGGGGCGGCAAGCCCGTTGCGCGCACTGAGAAACCAGCCACAGTAGTCGCTCCGGCGTCTCGCAGCACATCCCCCAAAAAAGTTGTGCTGAAACAAAGTGAGTTAGCACTTGCAAAAAGATTTAACTTAACCCCTGAGCAATATGCAAAGGAAAAAATGAGACTGGAGAATCAAAATGGCTGAAAACAGACTTGCGCGCGAACTTGAAACTCGCTCTGAAGTAGAACGTCCCAAAGCATGGCAACCTGCTTCTGCATTGCCGGAGCCGGATAAACAGCCGGGATATTCTTACCGTTGGATTCGTGTTGCTTCAATGGGTCAACAGGACGCCAAAAACGTCTCTGCCAAACTAAGAGAAGGTTGGGAACCTGTACGCATTGAAGAACAACCCAAGTTTAAGTTTCTTACCGATGCCAATAGTCGGTTTAAGGACAACATTGAAATTGCAGGATTGCTGCTCTGCAAAATACCGTCTGAGTTTATGGAACAACGTAAGGAGTACTACTCCAAAACGACCCGAGACAACATGGCGGCTGTGGACAGTAACTTTATGAGAGAGAGCGATGCTCGTATGCCCCTTTTCAATGAGAAGCGGTCTACAACGTCGTTTGGTAAAGGCAAATAACTTTTAAGGAGTTTTAAATGGCTTATCCTACCATTGACAAACCGTATGGTTTGTTGCCAATCAATCTGATTGGCGGTCAGGTATTTGCCGGTGCTACCCGTTATCGTCGTATTGCTAGTGCTTATGCCACGGCAATCTTCTACGGGGACACGGTAAAACTGACCACTGATGGAACGATTGTGTTGGCTGACGAAACCTCCACTGGCCCGTCTACGGGTTTTGCGGGTGTTTTCCTAGGCTGCACTTATACGGATCCTACAAGCAAACAACTGCGTTTCCAACAGTATTATCCGGGTGGTATCACTCCCCCGACTGGTACGTTCATTAACGCTATTATTGCTGATGATCCCGATCAACTGTTTAAGGTTGTTGTAGTTTCTGGTACAACCGTTGTAACAGGAATTCAGTACAGCGCAATCGGATCAAACGCTGATCTGGTTCAAAATACTGGTTCTACAACTACTGGTAATTCCGCTATTGCTATTAATGCAACAACCGGAACTGCCAAAACTAAACCAGTTCGGATTATAGATGTTATTCCTGATACTTCTTACGTATCTAGCGGTAACGTTATATTTCCCGAAGTGATCGTGAAGTTTAACGCTCCCTCCGTTGATGGAGATGGTGTACCTTCTGGCGGTCATGCTTACAACAACCCGCTTGGTATCGCTTAAGGAGCATAACAAATGGCTATTTCACGCGCACAACTACTGAAAGAGTTGCTCCCGGGCCTTAATGCATTGTTTGGTCTGGAGTACGCTACCTACGGAGAAGAGCACAAAGAGATTTTCGAGACCGAAACCTCTGAGCGTTCCTTTGAAGAGGAAACCAAACTGTCTGGCTTCTCAGCCGCCCCTGTCAAAAACGAAGGTTCTGCCATCGCTTATGACAACGGTCAAGAGGCATGGACTGCTCGCTATAACCACGAAACGATTGCATTAGGGTTTTCCCTTACTGAAGAAGCAATCGAAGACAACCTGTATGACAGCCTTTCGGCTCGTTATACCAAGGCTCTGGCTCGTGGCATGGCTTACACCAAGCAGGTTAAAGCCGCTGCAGTTTTGAACAACGGCTTCTCCAGCAGCTACCCCGGTGGCGACGGAGTTGAGTTGTTCTCCACTGCTCACCCGCTGGTGTCTGGTGGTACCAACAGCAACGAACCGTCTACTCCGGCTGATCTGTCAGAGACCTCCCTTGAGGCCGCTGTTATTCAGATCGCTGCATGGACGGATGAGCGTGGCCTGCTGATCGCAGCCAAGCCCAAGAAGCTGATTGTTCCGCCTTCGCTGATGTTCGTGGCAACCCGTATTCTGGAGACTGAACTCCGGGTCGGAACTGCCGATAACGACATCAACGCTCTGAAGAGCAACGGTTCCATCCCCGGTGGTTATGCAGTTAACCACTATCTGACGGATACCGATGCTTGGTTCCTGACGACTGATGTTCCCAATGGTCTGAAGCACTTTGTCCGTACGCCTCTGGCGACTTCTATGGACGGGGATTTCGACACCGGTAACGTCCGTTACAAGGCTCGTGAGCGTTATAGCTTTGGATGGTCGGACCCGCTTGGCGTCTTCGGTTCACCCGGATCGCCCTGATAGGGTGTTGTAAGAGAGGGGGGTTGCAAAACCCCCCTTTTTTAGTTTTTTAAAGTGGCATAAACTACATAAAAAGGAGTTGTGTGTGCCATATAAAGTTGATGTTTGCGGCATTTATAAGATAGTCAACAAGGCTACGGGCCAGTGTTATGTTGGTCAGTCGCAACGCACTAAAAAAAGAATTAAAGAGCATTTACGTTTGTTGCGATACAACAAACACCCAAACCAGCATTTGCAAAACGCATACAACAAATATGGGGCAGAAAATTTTTGCGGCGAAATAGAGGTGGAGTGTAAAGATTTAAAAGAGTTAGATATGTTAGAGGAGGCGTTTTTGAAAAAAGACGCTTGGTTTGATACCCCTACCGTCTACAACATAGCGGACTTTGCCAAGGCCCCAATGAGGGGGAAAACCCATAGTGAAGAGTCTTTACAGAGGATTAGGATGGGTAGAAGAGCCAGCACTTTTGATTACAAAAGTCCAGAGTACAGATCTACCCTATCCAAAGCCCAAATGGCACGCTTTCACTCGGACCCGAAATTTATTGAGAAGTTGAGGTTTATTCTGGAAAATTCTGATTTATCCTATGCTGAAAGGGCTAGGAAATTAAACGCAGACACTAGCGCAGTTAGGCGTCTTGCATTAAAGTATCAAAACCTTAAAGGAGTTTTATAATGGCCCAAACAAAATTTTCCGGTCCAGTTGCATCGGACAACGGATTCATCGGCGGTACTTCTTCTGATCCTATTTCAGTAACGACTGCCCAAAATATTTCCAGTTTTTACGCAACTTCTTCGGCTACTACCGGCGACACTCGCCTGAACTATAGCCGTCTGGATATCACCAGCACTGGCTCTGGCGAAACTCTTCGTGCGTTTACTCGCGTTACTGGTGCTGGTGCAGCTACCGGCGGAACCGTAAACGGTGCACATATCTCTCTGTCGGTTAATACCGGTGGAACAATCTCTGGTGCTGCAAACGCTCTGCGTGTCACCCTTGGCGGTGCGGCTGGCGTATCAACCGGCGGTACAGTTGCTTCTCTGCAAGTAGATTCGGATATCACTAACACTACGACTCTGCCCGCAAGTGCTTCGTTTATTCGTGTAACAAATAGCGGTACAGGCACAATTGGCAATCTGTTTAACCTCCCGGCAGCAATGTTCGTATCACAGGTTGCAGCAGACTCTACGCACACAATTAAGACAGTAGCGTCCAACGGGACCAACTACTACATTATGTGCACTAACGTCGCTCCCTAATGGAGATCACTAAAGAATATTTGCTCACAGAGATTAAAAACATGGAACGGCAACGAGACCACGCACATGATGTGGCCGTTGCTGCCCAAGCGGCAATTGATGTGTTGCAAAGTTTAATAGTGAGAATGGAGACCCCTGAGCCTGATGCAATTAAGCTGTCAGACTTGGGGCTTCCAGATCCAGAACCGATAACGGAGAACCATAATGGGAATGCAAACTGACGTTAAATCGCAATATGCGAGCGCGTCTGGCCTAATGATTCCATTCCGAACTCGCGTAAAAGCGGTGTTCTTTGGGGTGGCAACAACCACATCTGGCGTTGTTGGTTTATACGACAACTCTTCAATTGCCGGAACGTATACACGTTCAACTACCACAGCAACAGTTACGGCTACTAATCATGGGCTAAATGTTGGGGATTGGGCGTTTATTGATTGGTCAGGCGGTACAAACCCCACCGACGATTTTTATCAAGTTGCTACGGTAACAAACGCAAATACTTTTACTGTAACAGTAGCCAATACTGGAGACGCTTCTGGAGTTGCCACTGTTTACAACGATGTGTTGGTCATTAGTACTGTCTCAGCGTCAAACGATGTTTACAACATTATTCCGGGTGAAGGGATTCTTGCCCGTAATGGCGTGCGTGTTTTTTTAGAAAATAGCATCACTGCTACGGTTTACTATGGCTAAGTCTAAAGGCATGGGTATAGCAACTTCTGTGAAGTCGGGTAATTTTCGCCCGACCAAGCAGGGTGCTGGCATGACCAAACAGGGTGTGGCTGCTTATCGTAGAGCTAATCCGGGATCAAAATTAAAGACTGCGGTTACATCTGATAACCCCGGCCCTAAAGATGCAGCAAGACGTAAGTCATTTTGTGCTCGATCTGCTGGACAAATGAAGAAGTTTCCAGAAGCCGCTAAAGATCCAAACAGCCGTATTCGTCAGGCTAGAAAGCGGTGGAAATGCTAACAGATAACGCAGTTCTTTTATGGAATGGCGGCTTAAGCGTTGTGCTTGCCTTGGTAGCGTATATGGCACACGAAAAGTTTAAGAAACTTGGCGACGTTGAGACGTTGCTTAACCAAACAAGAGTGGAGGTGGCCCGTGATAACGTCACTAAAGCAGAAGTTGAAAAAATTACTGAGCATATTGACCAACGCTTTAACCGGCTTGAAGAAAAAATTGACCGGCTTATTCAAAAGGGGTAAGTAAAATGGCACGTTTACGTGGTCGTGATTTAGCAGCACTTGGAGCATTAGGGACTGCAGCCGCGATGGCTATGAGTCGTGGCAAAAAGGGTGAAACTAAAACTGATGCAGCAACATCATCTACACCAGCTTCTGTAGCGGCCCAAAGTGAAAAAGTTCTTAGTGAGCTAGGTGAAGATTCAGGTTTTCGTCGTAACTTAGAAACTGGAGAGTTATACGAAGATGTTTTAAATAAACCTGCAATCAAAACAATCACTACTAAACCAACAACCTCTACCCGCAGAGCAGATCAACGTACCGCTGCTCAAGAAGCCGCAGATGATGCAAAAATCTTTGGTGCAAATGCTGCTATGGAAGGTAGAACATCTTCGGGTTTACCCCGTGAAGCTCGTGGAAGGCTTGGTCCTACATTTGCAGATCGTCCACGTGGTGGTATGAAAAAAGGTGGCTCAGTTAAGTCGTACAAAAGTGGTGGCAAAGTATCTTCAGCTTCTAAACGGGCTGACGGTATAGCTCAGCGCGGTAAAACTCGTGGAAAAATTATCTAAAGAAAGGTAGCAAAATGAAAGAGTCCAAAGCAATGATGAAGAAAGAAGTGTCTTTCATGAAAAAGAAAGGCGCTCCTAAGTCCATGATTAAGCACGAGATGGCTGAGGCTGGCATGAAGAAAATGGCTGGCGGTGGCCTAGCTGCTGGGCATAAGCAAGCCGACGGTATTGCTAAAAAGGGCAAAACCAAAGCTAAACAAATCAAAATGCGTAAGGGCGGAGCCTGCTAAATGAGACCTAGCCGGGGCATGGGGGCTATTCGGCCCTCTAAGATGCCAAAAGCAAAGACCATCAAGCGAAAAGATGCACCGCAAGATGTCACTATGTTT